CCATCAGCAGAAAAAAATAAAATCACAAAAAAAATACCCCCCTAAAAAAAGTAGACTTTAGAAGCAAAATCGAGCTGCAAGGCGCGTCACACCTGCGTTCTCTAAAGTCGTGACACAAAAATCGTTCGGGACGATAGGCCCCCTATAAGACCTTTTTTCTCCTTCACTACTTACTAATCATTTATATATAAACAATAGACTTTAAAACCTCTTAGGTAGATAGTAACGCACGTTACAAAACTATTAGCTTGCTATTGTTTATTTATTTTCACCATCATATTGACGTAGATTGAGCGCCATCGTATAGTTACCACACCAACAACAAAGAGGTGATGAAGAATGACTCAAGAAGAACAAATGAAGGCTTTGATTCGTGGCGCAGCCGTGGAGAATGGAATTGATGCTAAGTTTAATGGATATTTAGAATCACTACGCTCTATGTCGAAACAAGCAGAATCAGAAGGCGAAAACAACCTTGCCGCGTTTTACATGGCTATTGCATATATTGGTGTGGAGGCTCAGCAATGACCAAAGCAATCTACACGCGCACTCAACTGGAGCCTGAAATGGGCGCAGTGAAAGCGCAAAACTTTATGGCTGCTCAGGCAATGCATGCATACAGCAACGGTAAGCGAGTCTGTCGCGTTTTTAGTGGAGAAGGTAAGCAGAGAGTGCTTGAACAGGTTATCGTGTCATCTGGTGCGGCACAGTGATGAATAAATTACTGGCAGTGGTTTTACTGGTTATCGCTAACGCAGCAAGCGCCGAGACAATATGGGTTACGAAATACGCACTGACCCGTGGTATTCAAAAGTACGAAAGCGCACAGCTATTTGCTGATGGGCAGGTGGCTGTGGTTGGCGATGTTTACTTTAAACGTGGTGAGTACTGGCTTGATGAGCAACAGGCAAAAGAGCATGCGGAGGAGTTACGGAAACGTCGCGTATCTTCACTGATGCGTGAGCTTGAGCGTTTGCAGGCGGTTAAGTGAGGATTTATGTTGGCGATGACATTGGCTTTTGTGTGCGCATTCTTTATTGCTTTACTCACAGCACCAAAGCAGGCATCTTTTACTGAAAGATTTGCATTGGGAATGATTGCGGCATGCTTATCAGCAGTATGCGTCTTTTGTTTTTATGTCGACATGGGTAAATGGTGAGGATTTATGGATATCGAAATTAAAGAAGTTCAGGAAATTATTAAAAACCTTGAGAGCGGTAGTGAAATCTCAATCAAAGAGGAGAAATACCTCAAGGTTGCAAAGCTATGCGTGCAGCTGGCTGCGGAGAATGTGGCACTGAAGTCGTTTGGCGACAAGCTGAATGATATGCATAACGAACTGAATGGAGAAGGGACAGGCATTCAAGGGCGTGCAGAAGTAGCCTGCCAGCAGGTCGCACTGGAAGCAGCAATGGAAGAGTTCGATGCTATCGAAACCCCCGTCACCGATCGCATCGTAGCCGAAGCTGAGGCGCGCGGAGTTGAAAAGTTAGCCATGCGACGCCGTGCGGCAGCAAAGGTGGCTCTCGATGAATTCAATGACGTCAAAAATCATTCTGAGTTAGAAAGCGAAGCGTGGCGAGCAGAGATGTTTGCGGCTCAGCTTCGCGAGGGAGCCGGAAAATGAACATCGCCACTTATCTCAATACCGGTTTAGCCATTCTTGGATGGGCATACATCATGGTTAAAACAGGCCAGTGGATTACCAAAAATGCTCTGAGGCAGTGGGACAAGCGTCGTAAGGGATCTCGCCGCCAGAAAGCTGTGAATGAGTTTTATGACGCCTTTGAACTTAACAGTCTGGAACCTGGCTCTACCGTTCGCCTGGCCACTAAAGGCGACCTGACAATCATGATGTTCCGCAGCGAGGGAAAGTCCAATGACTGATATCACCGAACTGGCGCAGAGAGAGAAATTCGAAGCGTGGGCGCGTAGCCAGCAACTCAGCATTGCTTATGGCGACTGTGGTTATGTTTATTCCTCAACAGAAATGGCCTGGCGTGCAGTTAAAGCGCTAAGTGCTGAGCTGGTAGAGGCGCTGGAGAAGGCGCAGCAGCGTATCGCATCCCAGCGCGAATACTATGAGGGTGTTATTGCAGATGGTGGTAAGCGCATCGCTGAGCTGGAGTCACGCACCATCACCGTGAAGCTGCCACCTGCCGTATCGGTTGCTGACTGGATGGTGGATATCGATGTGTATGAAGCTGACCTGTTACGCGCTCTCCTGACCGCCGCTGGCATCAAGGTGGAGGCTGAGTGATGGCTACCGTAACAGAAATTCGAGCAAAGCTGCGTGCCGGTGAGGTAGTGATTATGCCGGAAAATTCTGTATTCCTGTTCATGCGTGAATGCGAGCGCCATCCAGAAGGTGATGAGTGCTACAAAATTGAACCCCACTCTTATGGGTACTCAAAAGTTTTCGACCCCAAGCGGGCGAACGGAGCCAGCCAATGACCAAATCAACCATAACCAGAGAGCGCCTGGAATGGCTCTCACAGATTTCATGCCGTGATGACATCGAAGATATTGGTGGGGATGAGATTCGCGAACTGGCCCGCATGGCGCTTTCCGAAATGGACAGCGAGTCTTGGTGTTTGCCTCTCGACTACTTACAGGGACACAAAGACGGCCTTGAGTGGGCCTCCCAACTGGCAGAAGCCAATCACCATGAAACAGGAGACTGGCTGCACGATGACCCTATCGAGCTGGCAAAAGCCATTCGCAAAGGTCCAGATATGCCGCCAGCGCAGCCGGCAGCGGACAGCGAGCCGGATCGCAATCCTGTGCTGGCGTATGCCGACAGTTATCGTGATATGGCGAAACAAGGCGTTGAGTCAGTCCCAATTTGGAGCGTCATTACCGACATAGAGCGAAACATAGCGCCGCTCTATCGCCACGCGCAGCCAGCGCTGGTAATTCCTGACGAGATGACAGCAGAGCAGGCATATGAAATAGGATATTACTATGGAGACCCGGTAAACGTGTTTGCACGAGGAGCTAACTGGATGCGTCAGCATATCATTGACTCCACACTGGAAGCATCTGGTCAGGAGGATGAAAAATGAAACCCTACATCATCCGCAGACTGATTGCCATATCACTGCTGGCATTCTGGATTATTGTTGCGCTGGCTATCTACTTTATCGTGAGGTGAATCATGTTGTGGAGCGACATTCAGGCAGCGTGCGAAGAAGCTGACTTTCTGTATGAGGAGACAGGTAGGCATCACTCAGTCATTCAGGTTGGCAGCATGATGCTGGTTGTTGAGAATCACAGCATGCTTCGGCATATGTACTCAACGACGAGGTATCATTGATGCCGAAAAAATCAAAGCAGGAGGTGTGGCAGGCCGCGCAGCTCGAAGGCTTAGACCACTTCATAGCGGCAATCGCTAAAGCCTTTCCTGATGCGATTGAGGTGGTTCACGTTCAAAGCAATAACTGTAATGTTTGGTGTTATGCGAAAACTGATGTACAATCATCTCATCAATCATCACCCACCACCATTTAACCAGCTTCAGCGGGTTCTTTTTTATCTACGCCATGTGGTAAGATATGTCTTATGTGAGTTACTCAAAGGACACATATAAAATGGCAAATCCAAACCCTAAACACAAATTTTCATCCAGCAATCAGCCGCCACCAAGAGGAAAAAGCTACAGAACCGTTCTTCTTGAAGCATTGCGTGCTGCAAACACTCCAATGAATGAGATTGAATTCGTTACGTATTACATCAACAAGGCCATGACCTGCGATGACGCTCAGGCGACCGGCATGCTGCGTGAGATATTCCTGCGCCTCAATCCAATTCCAAAGCCAGTAGCCCCACCGATTGAATTCGACTTTCCTGCTGATGGTACTCCGGTACAGAAAATGGATGCAATCATCAAAGGGGTATCGACTGGCGTTGTCCCTGCTGATATCGGAAAGATGATGGCTGACATTCTGAAGGCTGGACTTGATATCGAAGAAGTAACCGAGCTTGCAGCACGTCTCGAGAGACTTGAGAAGTTACTGGAGGCGCAGAATGCGTAATGTCGAAAAGCTGTTTCTTGTGTTGATGGGATTTTCTATATTCCTGTCAATGTCAGCTGGTACGATACTATCCAGCAATGGGCTGCCAGATTTGGGTGCTATAACATTCTCCGGCATGATTATTGTAAATGCCTACACCATATTAATTATGGCTATCCGTCATGGCTCGTAAACGCCTCTCAGCACTGGCAATAGAAAAGCTGGAGGCACAGGTTGATGATGTGCTTACCGATGTTGCAGAGTCGGCCATCTTTGGCATCTGCGATATGCAGAAGAATGTCGTCAAGCGACTCAGAATGACCTCTACAGGCGTTGAGGATGTTACCAATGAAACCACGCAAGCAGACCATTTAATCCCCTCAAAACTCGAAAGGCTGCTTTATCCGAAGCGTAATAAGGTCGTCTTTGGTGGTCGTGCATCAACAAAGACCCGTACCTTGGCAACCATACTCACCGAGTCCGCGCGATTCAGGCCGGAGCGTATTGGCTGCTTCCGCGAAATTCAGCAGTCTATCGAGGACTCCAGCTATCAGGAGCTGGTAGACGAAATAGACCGTAAAGGCGAATCATCAGAATATCGCTGCATCGACGGCAAGATAACCCACAAGCGAACGAAATCAAAATTCAGGTTCCGTGGCCTTTATCGCAACATCACCGGCGTCAAGGGTTTTGCCGGGATATCGAAAGCATGGGTGGAGGAGGCCGAGAACGTCAGCCAGGCATCGTGGGACATTCTTGAACCAACCATCCGCGCAGAAGGCTCTGAGATATGGGTGACGTTCAACCCCAACAAAGAAACCGATGCCACGTGGACTCAGTGGGTGGCGCCTTATTATGACAAGATGGTTGATGGCATCTATGAAGATGATGACACTTTAATAATTGAGTGTAATTACCGCGACAACCCGTGGTTTTACGATACCCCACTCCCCGCGTCCATGGAGAAAATGAAGGCGGTAGACTTCGACCGCTATCTCTGGATATGGGAAGGGAAATTTAATAAACGAAGCGATGAGCAGGTCTTTGGCGGAAAATGGCGTACAGCATCGTTTGAGGTTAAACCTGAATGGCATGGCCCGTATCATGGCATGGACTTTGGGTTTAGTGGGGACCCTGCGGCAATGGTTGAGGTGTGGGTGGAAGACCTACCCGGCGACCGGCGCAACATTTACATTAATCGTGAGTATGGCAAGGTTCATCTTGAGATTACCGACCACCCGGCAGCAATGGACCAGGCATTCCCGATGGCACGCAAGGCTCGATGGTATGCAGACTCATCACGTCCGGAAACCATCAGCCACATCAAGCGAGCTGGGTTCGATATTCACCCGTGCAACAAGTGGCCCGGCAGCGTTGAGGATGGAGTGACGTGGCTGAGGGGTTGTGACAGCATCATCATTCACGACCGATGCACTGAGATGAAGAACGAAGCCGCGATGTACAGCCACAAGGTCGACAAGAATACTGGCCTTGTGCTTACTGAAATAGTTGACAAATACAACCACTATTGGGACGCAGTGCGCTATGCTCTCAATGACTATATTGTACAACGCGGCTCTGGATGGATTAGGCGTAGCAGGAGATAAGGATAGACCCCTTCCGGGGTCTATTTATAAAGCCAGCAATGAATCCCCGCATTGCGCATGGCGACATAAATCACGTCATCAAACACGACCGCCATTGCCACCCTGTCAGCGTCAATCTGCTGGTGCGAAGCCATGATGTCATCATAGAAAACATCGTTAGCATGCAGCCACTCATATGCATGCTTTGCCCTCATAATCAGCACATCGTGACCGGCAGAGTACAGCGACTTAGCCAGCGCAACGTTACCAGCGATAGCATTACCCTCAGCATCGCGCAGCACACCATCAAGCTCGAAAATGACACATTTCATAAGATTTCTCCGAGAGGTTTCATTTTAATCTACGCCATGCTAGAATCTACGTCAAGGCGCGTTGACATAACTACATCACCGGGGCATCATGAAGGCATACTCATCTTTTTCGTGGGAGCAGAAGGAGAAAATATACTCACTCGCAAGAGCTGGTGTGTCTGATGAGGCGCTGTGCGAAAGGTACGATGTAGATGAGGCCATCCTGCTGCGCATGTATGATGAGGTGCTGTGTGAGTTGCAGCGGCGCCGTGGATACAGTGGCCTGAAGACGATTAACGATTTCTTTCGGAATGTTGATTTAATGGGTGATGGTGATGATAAAGAAAAAACTGCAAATGAAGATGCGCAAAGCTGCAATGGAGAAGTACGCAAGGAAGATTGATATCAGTTTTATTGATGGCGTTGGCATGTACAATCACGCCTGTCATCTGAATGCGGTAAATCGAGCAAGAGCAGGGAATAGCGCCGCCGTAGTTGAGGTTGTTATGATTAATGATGACTCAGTGACGGCGCATTACATCAATATGCAGGCTGATGGTAAATTTGTTGATTACACGCTTGGCTGGCACTGGTCAGGTGCTGATTACCGGCTTGTGCGATACGTTCCATTCACTGAGTGGGGTGATATAACCAGCTCTCTTGAGCTCCTCAAGACTGAACTTTGCAAGCCAGTCAGCAAGTGGATGCGAGCTTTCATGTTAACCAATAACGAAATGTGTTGAGGTGATTTGTGATTATTGAATGCCATACAAAATTATATGCGTGCAATCTAATCATTAATGGAAGACTGTCGGATGAGCATGATTTGATATTGAGCCAACTCCACGACACTGTAATCATCGACAAACAACAAGCCGCACAGCTTATCGAAGTCCTGCAACGCTGGGTTGATGGCGAGGAGATTGAGTGATGAGCGAATACCTATGGTGGTGCGGGCTGGTTGCCAATATTGCTGTGGCGATGTTTGCCCTGCTTGTTGTTTGGGTGTGGTTTATTTTCCCGGCAGTAGAAGCTATAAGCATGGTCAGGTGGTACAAGGCAATTGCCAGGGAATATCCTGATGTTAAGCTGAAGGGATTTTTTCGCATGTTTGTCGGTTGTTATGAGATTTTTGGTCGCACATTTGAATGCACCAGATGTAATTATGGCAGCTGGTATGGTGTCGGAAAGTGGCGCGTTTATAATAACGAGGATGGTTACAAATGAGCATTTACTTTATTCACGCGGAAGCCATTCTCAGCAATGGCTGCGCTGCCGAGAAGGTCGGGAAGGTGGTAATTGCTACCAATGCGGTCACTGCGCTTACTCAGTTTTGGTCAGATGATAGCGTGGCAGAGTTAACCGACCAAGGCATCAAAGTCGTAATAGACAAATTCGAAAAGGTGGAATGATGAAGCGATTTCTTTTAGCGTGGTGTGGCCTGTTTGCTATTTTTATGACGTGCCTTGCTCTGGCCTTCCCGGTTGCATGGTTCATCAAGTGGCAGCCACCAATGCTGAGCGACATCATGAATATCGGCGTGCTGCGTATTGCTGTGTTTATGCTGGTGGCGTCTATGGTTGGCGCGCTGTTTCTTAGTAAAGCTGATTGAGGTGAAGTGATGCAATTATTCTGGTCTTTCTGGATACCACTTAATTTTGTTTTCTGGTGGTTTATCGCAGCCGGAGTGAAAAGTCCGAATTGGAGACATTTTATGGTTGCTTCTTTTTTCGCTGTAGTAACCGGCATTGTCCCTCCAGTGTTGTATCAGTTCTTCAGATAACAACCCATGACCATGCTATAATCCCATCCATGCGATGGGATTTTTTATGGTGACGAAATGTCAAAGTTAGAGGCGGTAAACGCCTATATTCAGCAGCGAGTGGCGAACAATAACAGGCTCATCGAGCGGCAGAGGCGTGAGTTTGGCGGGAAGAACATCGACCAAAAGCACACCAGGCTATATGTCGAATGTGGCTACCCGGAAGAAATCACCGCAGAGATGTTCCGCTATGCTTATGAGCGCTATGCACCGGCAGCCGCTGGCGTCAATCGCGTGCTCGATAAATGCTGGCAGACTCCGCCGCAAATCCTTCAGGAAGGTGCCGATGATAAAGCAAGCACCCCATGGGAGAAGGCCGCCAACAAGCTGTTCAAGCGTGCCGTGCCATTCATCAAGGATGCAGACCGCCGCAATCTCATCAACCGCTACTCAGGCCTTATCCTGCAAATCCGCGACGGAAAGCAGTGGAATGAGCCTGTAGACACCACGAAAACAAGACGCATCAAGGATGCTGCCATTGTTCGTTACATCCCGGTGTGGGAGGAACAGCTTCGTGTTAGTGAGTGGGAAAATGACGAAGCCAGCGAGGACTATGGTCAGCCGAAGATGTACGAATATCAGGAGTCGGTAGTAGGCACCTGTAATAACGATGGTAAGCCAACGCGCTCCCTGAGCATTCACCCTGACCGCGTCATCGTATTTGCCGAGGGTGCGATGGATGGCTCCATTTACTCTGGTGTCCCACTTCTTCGTGCCGGGTATAACCACCTCATCGACATGGCGAAAGTCACTGGCTCAAGCGCTGAAGGCTTCCTGAAGAATGCCAGCCGACAGCTCAACGTCAACTATTCTAAAGACAACGTTTCTGCTCAGTCACTGGCGCAGCAAATGGGCGTGCCGCTGGAAGAACTGGCGGATGTGCTCAATGAGGATGTGGCGCGCCTGAATGAGGCGATTGACGCGGCGATGTTCACGATGGGTGCCGATGTCAAAGTGCTCTCAGTGACACCAGCCGACCCAGGGCCAACGTGGACTATTGCAGCCAACCAGTTTGCGGCATCCATCAAGAAGCCATTCACTATTCTGTTTGGTCAGCAGACTGGCCGCCTTGCTTCCGATGAGGATAAAACCGACGACGCCATGAGCGCTAAACAGCGCCGCGAGGACTGGCTGGATTACATCATCTCGGTGTTTATCGACCGGATGATTTCCTTTGGAATTCTGGATAAGGCGCCAGAAAGCGGTTATTACTGCAAATGGGATGACCTGCTCGCTCCTTCCGAACTGAACAAGGCCGACCTGCTGGTTAAACTTGCCGCAGCTAATAAATCCGTGTTTGATGCGGGCCAGATGGCCCTGATGACCGCCGATGAGATGCGCGGCATTGTTGGCATGGAACCATTAGAGGAGCAGCTTCCTGATGGGCTACAGGAAGGTCAGCAGCAAGACCAGCAAACAGACCAGCGGCAGGGCCAGACAGATGCGCCTCCTCAGGATTAATGCCCGGCTTCCGCAGCCAAAATTAAGCATGAGCCTGACAGACCCACTCGGCGCAGTGGGTCGCGTCAATAAGATGGTGCGCGATGTTGATGCCAGATATGTGACGCTAAAATCGCAGGTTGCCGAACTGTTCCGCGCAATTCCTGTGGCGACTGGCAACGCGGAGGCTGGAAATTATTATTATGATTTCTCCGCCTACCGCGCAGCGACATTCTTTGATGAACTTCAGCGCATCCTTGACGATCAATTGCTGGAAGGTGATGATTTCACGCATGGAAGAATGTGGGCATCATCCTACGTGAGTGACGCCATGTATGCCGGGACGCAGAAGGCCAACTCAGACCTGAGCGACCTGTCGTCGGCATACAAAGACAGCAGGCCGCTCGCTGAAATCCTGTACTCCCAGCCTTATCTCGACAGGCTTCAGCTTGCGTACACGCGCACGTACAACGATTGGGGTGGCCTCTCTGATTACACGCGGCAGCAGGTGGCAGAGGTCATCACCGCTGGCATTGCAAATGGCGACGCTCCGGGGGTGGTTGAGCAAAACATCGTTAACCGCATGGACGTATCAAGAAGCTATGCGCGCTCCATTGCTCAGACTGAAATCACCAACACCCTACGCGAAGCCAACAGGCGTGAAGTGAAAGAGGCGCAGGTTACGCTGGGTATGGATACTATCATGCTCTGGCAGTCGGCGCTGATGAAGACCACCCGAGTAACTCATGCCGCGCGTCATGGGAAATATTACACCCCGGAAGAGATTGATGAGTTCTACAGCGAAGGCGCTAACCGCAGGAATTGTCACTGCGCTCAGAATCCAGCATTGCTAATGGACGGTAAGCCTGTAATTTTGGAGTCAAGCCAGGAGCGCTTAGATAAGCAGAGGGAGTCGTGGGAAAAAAACAATAAAGCACCAAAAAAATGATATAATCACAGTGCAGCTAGACCGGCCAGTCGAAAAGGTGAACGTGACGCCCTGCTGCAATCTTCATCACGAACCTACACGAGGTTATCATGTCAAAGAAGATCACCACCGAAGAATTCATTTTCCGTGCAAAGTTGATACATGGTAATAAATTTGATTATTCAAAATCTGTATACACCAAAAGAAAAGAACCAGTAATCATAAGATGTATTGAACATGATTTTGAATTTAAACAAACGCCAAATGATCATCTTGATGGATGCAATGGTTGCAGGCGCTGTAGACCAGGAAAAGGTTCATCAAATGGATACAGTCATGAAGAGTTCATGGCTATGATTCCACCTAGCAACAATGATATTTATGATTATTCAATGACAAAATATGCAGGAATGCTGTCAGAAATAACAATAAATTGTAGAAAGCACGGATTATTCACTCAAGTAGCAAGAGATCACTTGCATGGAAACTCAGGGTGCAGGGTTTGTAGTGGAAAGGGTGGCATGAATAAAGAGGCATTCATCGCAAGATGCGTTTGTGTCCACAAGGGAAAGTATGATTATGAAGGGTTGGTTTTTGATGGCATGAATCACAAGGTTGAAATAAAATGCCCTATCCATGGCAAGTTTCATCAACTAGCCAGTCATCATGCAAAAGGTCGCGGATGCGCAAAATGCGCAGGAAGAAACCCATTTAAAAGAACTATGCTTTATATACTGAGTGCTGATGATATGATAAAAATAGGGTTATCAAACAACGTAACCCTAAGAATCCAGCAGATCGCCAAAAAATCTGGTCTTTCCATCTCTCTGTTATGCAAATTTTCATTCGAAAGCTACTATAAAGCCAGAAAAATAGAAGGAATTGTGCATAATTACCTAAAAGATTTCAATGCTGGGCTGTCTGGTTTTGATGGCGCAACGGAATTTTTCCGTATTAACCCATGCATTCCATCTGAAATGATCAGAAACCTTGGCGGAAAACCAGAGTAATAAAAAGCCGCCTGATGGCGGCTTAATTTTATCTAAGCATTATATTGTTTTAATCATCCAGCTTCACGCCGCGAACTTTACCTGCTGCGATAGCGTCGTAAAGCTCGTACCACATACTGCCGAGTAACTTGCCATCACTGACTTTCTCCCCATATGTAAAATTAGCGGAATCTACGGCCTTAGCCAGAGACATAATAGCCTCCTCGCGCTTCTTATCGGCTTCTGAGACGAGTGGGCGGAATTCATTTTCTTTATCACTGAAATAAACCATGCGGTAATCATATGACCAACCGAAGGTAAATCCATCTTTGTTAGCAATAATATCTACGGCAATCCAATAACCAGACCCATCCTGCATCTCACACTCACACCCTACCGGCGGCAACCCTTCGCCATTCCATGCCGTCGCAACATCCTGACCGATGCACTCATTCAGGTCGGCTTCGTCATCGGCTTCGGTTACTTCCTGCGACTTGTGCAGACGGTAGGCGATGATGTCAGAGTCAGTCCCGCTATGGCCCCAGCGCCAGCAGTCAGCGATATTGGTTGACATTCTTCCACCTCTCCCGAATATAACATCAACCATTTCACTAGCACCCACAGGACACTCCCCACCACCCCACTCAATCCAGCCGTCATTTTTAGCGTCCAGCGCGGCTTTGTACTGTTCGCGGGTGACAACGAATGAATCACTCTCATATATGAAAATTTTACCAATTGGCCTGCGCTTTTCGCACAGAACCTTTTCTTGCGGAAAAAAATCACAATCAATTGTTGTATCGAATCTGATTTCACCAGATTCATCCTGCCACACATAACTCCTGCCTTCAGGCCAACCACCGCGCTTCGGCAACTCTTGCACCAAAATATCAATCAGTTTCATTTCTTCTCTCCGTTATAAATACTTTTCAATTCACCCATCACATTGAACCATGCGTCATGCTCATCCATTCCGCGCATTACCAGCTTTACGTACCGGGCGCGAGCTTTAGACATCAGGCACTGGCACATTACAAGTCACCCATGCTTGATACGCAAAGCGCAATTGTGATTGCCTTGATTTCTTTCGGCGTCTTGTTCGGCATTGAATAGGCCATATTCACTGTTGCGCCAAGCACCTTGTTGGCATCCGCGCCGTACTCAGGGCTTTGTGCTACTGCCATTGCTATGCTCTGAGGTACGCCGGAATCACGAGCGTCGGCAGCGGCGAATCCAACATCACCAACTTTGTTGCACACTTCACCAGCCGATGCGCCAAATGAAGCCATTGCGATAATTGCTACTGCGATTAATTTTTTCATTTTTACTCTCCTGTGCTTGTGTATCTACATCATCGCTTACCATTCAATCTACGTCAAGGCTATTGTGATAAAATAATCCGCATCACCGGAGGTAATAAATGAAACTATCGCAACGCGGCATTGATTTAATCAAACAATTCGAGGGTTACAGCTCGAAGGCATATCCAGACCCGGCAACTGGCGGGGCGCCGTGGACTATCGGTTACGGAACTACCGTCTATCCATCTGGAGAAAAGGTTGCAAAAGGCGACACAATAACGCCAAATCATGCTGAATATTGTCTTCGCAATGACGTAGCGAAATTTGAAAGCAGCGTCTCGTCCCTCATCGCCGCCCCAACTACTCAGGGCCAGTTTGATGCAATGGTGTCGCTGGCCTATAACATCGGCCTTAGTAACTTTGGCAAATCAACGCTTCTGAAAAAGCATAACGCCCGCTGCTACACCTGCGCCGCCGACCAGTTCCGGGTATGGAATCGTGCTAATGGCAAGGTCATGAACGGACTCACCAAGCGCCGCGCAGCTGAGCGTGAGGTATACATGTCATGAAGCGCCTAAGCAACTGGCTTATCGGAATTTGGGCGTCATTCTGCTCGCTGATTCAGCTCTGGCCCGACGCCATGGTTCACGTGTGGGCTTTCATGCCGGAAGACCTAAAGTCTGCCATTCCGCCGATTGCGGTCAAGGCGATCAGCTACAGCATCCTTCTTGCCTCGCTGCTTGGAAAAATGCACGGCATGAAGAAAGAGATTAAGGCGCTGAAAAATGATTCTTCAAATCCTCAAGGCTAACTGGAAAATCATTGCGGCCATTATCGGTGCCGCACTTCTGGCGCTGATTATCTACGGAAAGTGGGTCAATTACGGGAAGGAGAAATATAACTCTGGATATCTGGCAGCCGTGGAGGCGCAGAAGGTCAAAGACAAAGAGGCAAGCGAACAACATGAGCAAGACAAAAAGACCATCGAGCAGGAAGCGCAAGGCCGCATTGATGCCGCGCGTGCTGATGCTACCGCTGCTGCTGCTAAGTCTGGCAGGTTGCAGCAACAGCTCGCCACAATCAGAAAGCAGCTCGTCGATTATTCCCGCACTGAGTCCATTGGCAATCCAGCCTCAAACACCGGAGTTTTGCTTGCCGACGTGCTCAGCAAATCTGTCGAAAGAAACAGACAACTGGCAGAATATGCTGACTCAGCAAGAGAAGCAGGATTGACGTGTCAGGCGCAATACAACTCTCTGAGGACGAATGGTGCTAAATAAAGACAAGCGCGAAAATTATGACAGGAATGCGGTCAATGTGATGCTTGGTCGCGCTGGATATAAACCAGCACGCAAAAGCCGCTACAGCAAATCAGCGAAAGATAAATGGGGTGTGGCGCCAGAATTTATGTAGCAATAAAAAGCCCCTCGCGGGGCTTTGTCTTAACCTTCTCCGCAGCCAATGTCACGCATAAAGCGGCTCCATTTTGTATCCAAACATGACTGCATTCTGATGCTCAACACTACCAGCAAAAGCCAGATAGCGGCGACCACGATTGCTGGTGATGATGTAGGCTGCTGGCTCACTGAGCCTGGGGGGGGGGTGATAATCGCGCTGCGCAGGTTCCTGTAACTCTACCATGTCGATTTCAATGCGTGGCGTGGGGTCATTCATTTTTCCGCCTCCCCTGCCACTTTATCTTTCATCGCCATCACGAAGATAACCGCAGCAGCGTAAAAGCCACCAAGCCAGAAGTATCCGAGAGAAAACATCACCGCTATCTCACAGAAAGATGTTATCGCCCCATACTTTTTATGTATCCATAGTGGCTTCTTGTATTTAGCTACCGCCTTTTGCAGTAGGTCATCAGATGCGATTGTGCTGATAGCGACAATGATGCCGCCAATGCTGATGAACCAGAAAAAAGCCATGGCCATATTATATGCATACGCGTTTTGCATAAACAGGCCAAAGTAAATCAGCGGCCACGTCAGGAAGACATCCCATGCTATGTTTTTCAGGAGTCTTTTCATAGTTTCACCATTGACGCTTTGCTTAGTTTGTTGTTGACGTGCTGGATGCACTTGATAATCTCCCCAACCTCATCGTGAGTAAACAAGCTGCAATCATATGCAACATTGACCTTGTCGCCAGTCACTTCAATAGTCAGGTGCTTGCCTTTAAATCTTGCAGCAAACCCATTGCACTCGAAGTGGCCTGATTCTTCTGCTTCGATGCTTTTGCATTGTGCCATCACTTCACCTCCCCATTCAGTTCATTAACAATTAATGTCGCATAGCCAGCAATGTCTTTCCAGCTATCGTCGTATGTCGGGTCTCCATTCAGGATGCGGCCGATTTTATGCTGAATCATGTCGAGCGCTTCTTTCTGGCTCGCCGTCAGGTTATTCCAGCCATCAACTTCGCGCATGGTGTCCTTCAGTGACTGCATGATATCTGCGCCGTCTTTGAACTTTCCGTAGCGAGTACCGCGCTCGGTGATGAGGGATTCGGTGGAACTGGTGCACTCATTTAAATCATCCCCATCGGTGATTGGTTTGCGATGAGCGATAACTGAATACCTGAAACCAGGATTAAATTGCCACCAACCATCTGCGCCATCAACTGTAGTTACCAATTCAATTCCGCCAAGCAACCCAATAAATGAGTGGTAAACTTCATTATCTCCCTTAATTCTCAATGTCGCCCACTCCGGCGCGCCTTCGAAATCCTCAGTACTTCCCTTCAGGTATTTGTATTTCATCACTCAACCCTCAATGTAACCTTATTTTTCTCATCTACGCTGAAGTGCTCGCGCACAAATGCATACATATCTTCAGCGCTCCATTCGCGCATTGCCACATAGCAGTGCGCGTAATATCTGACATCTCGCAGGCTTAACGGCTGGCGCTTAGCGATAATCTCAGTCAGTACTTCCAGTGGTTCTTTGCGTTGTCTCGCCATCTCGTCTCTCCTGGTAAAATAGTATTGACTAATCTACGTCATCTAGTCAATACTTGTTGCTGTAGATTGTATCACAATGATGAAAGGTGGTGTGGAATGGAGAAGTGGCGAGATGTTGCAGAGATACACAAACGAGACTGCCGGGAAACCCTTGAAATTCTCGGCGTAAAAGAGTCAACCATAATATTCATCGAGCGTCGCATTGAGCTTGCGGCAATGGAGGCAGCACATGAGGAAATGTCATCATGGCTTGATAAGCCGTTACCGGGCGTTTTACATCGTGGTAAGACTACCAATTGAAGATGAGGATGGGTATCTGCATAGCCATAGTGAAATACTGAAATACTATGGCGTTAACTATAAATTTCTGATGGAGAGAAAAAATGATCGTTAGTGAATTTATTGAGTGGTTAAAGAATCAGCCACAAGATGCAACTGTTGAGGTGATAATCCACAGCAGCGGGCACACATACTATGACCAGGGAGGAAATATTGAATGGCATGAATTTAATGGGGAGGCAGCAACCACCAATAACAATTACACCCAGGACTACGAGTTGTATGTATTAAATGGCGAAAAAACAATCAGACTAGGAGACTCAGGAAGATGACTACTGACCAGGTATACGAAAAAGAGTTGCTGAACAAACTGGAAGAGCTTGATCGTACCCGCGCATGGGTGGAAGGCGAATTGCGCGAGGTTCGCAACCGCATACAGAGGCAGGTTAACCGCGAAATTATCGAATGGCGCGAAGGGCGTCCGCATTTCAGCAATATTGGAGAATGGGTGGCGAAATGAGCAGGTCGAGCACGCTGTATGAGTTGATTATGGCTGATATCAGGGAAGCCAACGCAATGGCCAGATGGCAGCGAAACCAGCCTGACCGCCGAACATTGAAGCAGATGCTGTATCCCAAGAAAAAGCGATGTTATCGCAGGGATAGGGTTTTGCGTAAACTTTGTGATATCCAGATGAAATTTTTTATTATTAATGGGCTGAAAAAATGAAATCAATGATGAATGATGATGGGCTGCTGGAGTGTGCTCATTGTGGCGAAGTCGAAGGTGTGGTGATTGGCGAGCGCCATTTTGGTGGCTGTACTATATGTCATTATGTTGTGTGCACGACCTGCGGTATAGGGACTAGCGATATCATCGGCATGCATCGAGCGATAAAGAGGTGGAATACCAGAAATGGACACCTCTACACCGATGACGACTACAGACAGGATGCAATGGAGCGTGAGCATGGACTTTAAGACGCAAATACTCACAGTGATAGAGCGCTGCGGTGGCGCAACAAATGCCATGATACGCAAGCAAACCGGGGTTAATGACCGTGCGAGGATACATTTTAGCCTAACCGAAATGGAGAGCATGGGATTTATTGTTAAAGAGGAGGAGATTAGTCTCGGTCATCGCTGCTTCAAATATTTCCTCAATCCCGACAATACTGCGCTTGACCTGGCAATCCAGACGTATCTGGAGGCGAATCCGGGGCGCAAGAGCAGGAAGATAGCAGAGGCTGTCGGTGTTAATTACACCATCCTCAAGGCACGCATTCGTTATCTGGCAAGTATTGGTCAAGTTGGCCGTGAAATGCTTCCAGGCGGCGCGTGGAAATATTACTGGCAGGAGGTCATCCCGTTTGGAATGAGTCGTGACAGGATGATGTTTGAAAGACTGCTTGCCGGGGCGCGTCAGTCATGTGGGCAGTAAAGCATAAATAAGGAACCGTACTGTTTGTCACTAATTGTGAACGCACGGCTAATAATCGCAGAGAGATGGGGTGGATAGTGGAAAAGTTAACGGTAATAGAGAGTCTGGCGAAAATAAACGAAGACAATAAGCGGGTTGTTGCGGTAAACGTTGGCGTTTTAAAGGCCGCGCTTAGTGAGATAAAGGCGCACGTAGCCATAAATGGCGAGGGTCTCATGACTCGCGCTGTTATTAGAGCTTTAGAGGAAGGTATTAACAAATGAAACTACAACTCAGTGAAATCATGGAAGCAACAGTCAGCGAACTGGACGACCTCGATATGACTCTTGCATTCGAAATCGAAGCTGTTGAGCGGCAGTTAAACCAATATGACCGCGAAGATAAGGTGTGGAGACAGAAAGCAATAAAGGCACGAGACCATATGAAACGCACCCGCGCGCTGGTTCGCACTCGGATTGATAAGCTCTACTACGGCGAAGAAAGAATGTTGCACGGCGCCATTCTGGCCGAAATCCGCAAAACGATGCCCATCGGGAAATTCATGGATGCAGTAAACCGCGCAAAAATTAACTGCGGAATGCTAAATAAGAATAGTCCTCAATAAATCTTCATCATTGGCTGTTACCTTGCATTCAGGAGGTAGCAGCCATGCCAATCATACTGATATCATTCTTTGCTACTCTTTTCGCTTTTACCGCATCTCCGCTTTACCTTCTCGCGTCCGTTTCGTGGTGCATATTCATGGTGTGTTATAATCCGGGCATAAAGTAAGCGCGGAGAAAGGTCATGATTGTCAAAATTGGCGACAAGTGGGTCGTTAAATCAAAGGATGGCTCGCACCAGCTTGGCGAGTACGACACCGAAGAGGCGGCGAAAAAGCGCCTTGCTGAGGTGGAGGCATTCAAGCACACGAATAATAAGTTGCAGGTTAACATCCTGTACACCATCAACTCAGCCAGCAATATCAGTGAAAAAATCATTGATGGCGACCCGCACTACGTCATCAAGAATGTCGTGCCGGTAGTTGATGATATCGTTATGAACGGCGGCCTGTATCCTGGCGATGAGATTAAAAAATCATTCCATGGTCTTGATGGAAAACCGGCACCATATAACCACCCTAAGATTGACGGCAAATACGTGTCTGCCAATATGACGCGAGCCGCCAACCAGTTTAGCGTTGGCGCATGGATTGAGAACTCATCTCATGACGGCAGCAAGGCACTGGTTGACCTTTATATCAACAAAGTGGTAGCCGAGCGCTCTGATAAGGGCCAGGAATTGCTGTCGCGCATTGACGGACTCAAAGTTAACAGCGCGGATGCTGAGCCTGTCCAGGTATCTACCGGCCTGCTACTTAACCGTGAGCAGGCGTCAGGGACCTCTAAAGGTAAAAAATATTCATGGATTGCCAGAAATATGGAGTGGGACCACCTCGCCATTCTTCCGCCAGGTATTACCGGCGCTGGCGGCCCTGCTGATGGTGTCGGTATCTTTGCTGCTAACGGCGAAGACATTGAGCGTGTTGTAGTCAACCTTGAGGAATCGGTAATGACCGACGAAAGTGCAAACAAAATTAAATGGTGGCAACGTGCCATCAATCGCCTGACCGGCAACCAGCTTTCATTTTCCGATATTACCGAACAGCTCCGCAATATCATCAAGGCAGAGACTAATGCCGATGTGTGGCCTTATATCGTCGCCGTTTATGATAATTACTTCGGTGTTGAGATTGATGGCACCATTTATATGCAGTCCTACATCGTCCGCGAGGATATGGTAGAATTAGTCGGTGAACGGGTTAAGGCTGTTTATAAGGCAGAGCTTGAACCGGTAAAAACAACTCAAGGGGAAATCTCAATGACTAACGAGGAATTACAGGCTGCATTAGCCGATGCCCTCAAACCGGTTCAGGAATCGTTGGCCGCAGTCAACCAGAAACTGGCCGATGTGGAGGCGCAAAACAAAACTCTGCGCGACCAACTGCAAGCCAATGCCGCACAGGAAGAAACCGCAATGCGTGCCGCCATTATGGCTGAGCTGAAGTTGCCGGAATCTGCTGTTAATGCGCTGACTGGCGAAGCACTGCGTGAAACCTATGCACTCACCAGTAAAGCGGCTCCGATTTCTGGCGGGTTCCAGCCGAACCGTGCCGAAGAGGATTTTGATATGGAGGCACCTGAATAATGGCTACTATCCGTTATGGCACCATCATCGGCGGCCCGGCCCGCAAAAATGACCCACAGCTTCGCGAAGGCCTGATGAACGTCTCGCTGCAACCGGGCGCGCTGGTCGATTTCAACTCCTCCGACAAAATCATCGCGCATGCGACTGCTGGCGGTCATGGTTTCCCTTACGTCCTGCAACACAACTATGTTGGCGGCGGCGACGTGAGCGAAGCTGTACCGGCAAATGCTACCGGCATGGCAGTGCAATGCGAATTTGGCGTAACGTATCACGCTCTGGTTGCGGCATCCTCCGCGCTGGTAAAAGGTACTCCGCTGTCAAGCAATGGCGCTGGTGCGTTGAAGGTTGCTGGCACCGGCGACAAGATTCTATTTTATTCATACGAAGCTTACACCGTAGCTTCAGATGGCGCTGAACTGGTTGCGGTACGTCGCGCTGGTAATGCCGAAATGCCTGCGGCGTAAGGAGCCGAACAATGGAAAAGATTATCTTTACTAAAGGCTTAATCACCAACTCGCAGGTGGTTAAGGAGCAGTGGCGCCACCTGACTGTTGACCGCAAGGTTTTCATTAATGGTGAAAACGCTCTGGCGAAAGAATACGGTGTAAACGCCACCGCACTGGTAACGAAAGATTACTGGCGCGAAGTGGACGACGTGACCACCCGTGTATTCCGCAACGAGTCCGGTATGGATATGATGGCCGACCTGATGACGCTGGCGACCAACATCAACATCGGTAAGACCGTGGCAATCAGCCGCATGGCCTCCGACGCTGGTAAGGTTGTGCGTACCATCTCCGGGCAGGAGCCTGAAGACCTGGATAAAACCCGCTACTCCTACAGCGGCGACGTAATCCCGATTTTCAAAACAGGTTATGGCCGCGAGTGGCGTGAGCTGCTGGGTATGCAGTCTGAAGGATTCGACCCGCTGATTGATGACCAGGAAAGCACCACCTTCAACCTGCGCGCTGATATGGCTGATTATCTGCTGGTCGGCGATGCAAGCCTGAATGTGAACGGCGTTTATACTGCTTACGGCATCACTAACCACCCGAACACCGTGCAGCTCAACCTGAGTACCTCTGGTACTGGCGCGCTGAATATCGACCTGCAAACTGCAACCCCTGATGAAATCGTTGAGTTCTTCAACCAGGATTTCCAGGCGGTTCTGGATGCACAGAACGTGTTCGAGCCGGTTACTCTGTGGGTTTCTCCGTCTGTGCGTCGCTCCTTCAGCCGCCCGTACTCCAACGCGGCAGGCTTCAAAGGCGGCACCATTGAGGATTACATCCTTGCATTCGGCAAGACTGGCAATGTTGGCCGCATCGCGTCTATCGGCACCAACTTCAAGCTGACCGGGAACCATTTCGTCGGCTATGTGAAGAATGCGCTGTATATCCGACCTCGCGTCGCTCAGCCGGTATCCACCTATGCAGAGCCGCGCACCACGCCGCACGCTAACTTTAACTTCCTGACCTGGTCTGCTATGGGCCTGCAGGTACGCCGCGATTTTAGTGGCAAGTCCAAAGTTTTCAACGGATACGGCACGCAGACTGCGCTGTAAAAATAAAGGGGCGAATAGCCCCTTTTAACTATCAGAGGTTATCATGGCTAAATACGAAGTTATCGCCAGCGGAATCTTCATCAAGGATAAAGATGGTTGTCTGCGGGAGCTTGCCATTGGCGACGTGATCGACGAATCGACTCCGCACATTGAGTCAAAACTTCGCCCGGTTAGTGAGAAAATTCTGGAAGTTGCAACTCCGCAAGAATCGCAGCCAAAGGCGAAGAAAACTAAATAGAAAAGCCCCGAAAGGGGCTTTGTTTACTTATGGTCACGAAGTTGAATGAGACTATCAATCAGCCGCTGGATTGCGGCGTTATCTTTAAATGTGATGTAAATTTCAGACTCATCAGTATCATTAGTTTCATCACCAGGAATGCCTCGATTTATGGTATTCGCAATAGCAATTAACTTCTCACCATTGCAATATCCAAATTTAATGCCAACATAACCATCACCAAGTCGGGCAACTTTTGATCCATCATTCTGAGTAAACACGCCATTCTTTTTCATCACTAAATCCTCATCGTAATAACTATTGTTTTTTATTCTTGATGTAATGCTGCTTTGCGATATACAGAATTTCATCAAATGACTTCCCGGTAACGCTCCGTGATTGCCTGTAGTGTTGCAGCGCAGCCTCTATAGCCGCGTTGTCTATACCTGGCAGTTTTTCGCGCAGGTTTTTCTCTATGAATTGTTCGGGGTTCATTTGCCAACCTATTTACAGTATGGGCACGTTGATTTCGTTCCGCTACCACCATGTCGTGGGCAACATATTTTCTCTATTGGCGTCATCACAACTTCTCCAGAATCGCCAGAACCTCATTCAACTCAGCAGAAGTAAGGCGCAAAAACTCTTCCGTCTCCTGTGCCACATGACCCTCAGCAACAACCATATGGTCTGCTTCTTTCAGCAGTTGAATCAGGCGGTCAATCGGCTTAACTTTTTTGGCCTTGAGCGTTTTCGCCGTCACCTTATCTTTTCCCTGAGCTTTCGCTTCCTCAACGGCAGCATCAATAACGTTAACTGCATCATCGCCATGCTCGCGCGCTACTGCAACGGCATTGGCGTAGCTGATTTGGCCTGCGTTAATGCGCTCTTTAATGGCGTCAGGCACATCACCTAATGACAGGTGCGTTTGCACGTCAGAGACGGAGCGGCCGACTTTTTTCGCAATCTCTTCGTTAGTCCACCAGAAGCCTTTCAGGCGCACATAGGCCTTTGCTCGCTCAAACGGGTCAAGTTGCTTACCCTGACTGGATGACACCATGAAGGCGATTTTATCCGCTTCATCGCCGGTGAAGTCTTTGCACTCAATACGAGCGATGGGAGCGCCATGCTCAATGGCTCGCAGCGCGCCAAGATAACGATGCTGACCGTCAAGAATCTTGATGCGCTTTCCATCAGCATCAGGAATGACAGTTAACGCCGGGATTGGCCGGCCAGATTCCCAGCACTGCGCGAAGTATTCAACGTGCTGCTCGTCGGCTTCGCGGATGTTGTATCCCGGCTCAAGGTAAAGCTGGTCTACAGGAACAAGGTAAGTCTTGTTTACAGTAATCCCATCGCGGGTTTCTTTGTTTGCATATCTCTGACTTAAAGACACCATATATTCCTCACTTCGATAAACAATAAAAACTAATCACGGCAACACCAATAACGATAACCGCCAGTTGAATCTTGAATTTGAACCACCCTTTCTGGTCTTCTTTGCGGATTTCGTGGCGGATCATTGGGGTTCTCCGAGTGCTTTGGCGATTGCAGAAACTAACTTATCTCTAAGCTCTGGCTTCTGCTGCGACAGCCAGAATCCAATCTCATCAAGTGTCGATGTTAACGCTTCCAGCAATTCTGGTGCGGCGGCGATGAGGCTGGCGTTAGCCATTAGATAATCTTGTGGCTCATCGTCTGTAGCCAATGACACCACGCATTCAGCAAATCTGTAGTGCGGAATCTCACCTTCATGGTCAAAATCAAAGATTGCCATTCAATTCTTGATTCTCATGCTCCACGGACCCGGCGTACCTTTAAATTCTTTCATTTTCATCACCTCTAACATTTATTGTTGTTTCTACGTCATCACTATAGCGACACCTTCAATCTACGTCAACACTTTATGATAAAATTAAACCAACAACACTCACCCCGCGCTGTTCCGTCCTGAAAAACGTAAGGCGGCGAAATTGGATATAGCAATCGGCGTTATCGTCATGGCGCTTTCGCTGGTTCAGGTGTACAGATGCTGGAAGTTCATCATTCGGAGAATAATTAATGAGAGACGCGCTTCAGCACGCCGCAAACCAGATAATTAGTGGCACTGTCGGCCAGGTAATCGACAAGGCCGGTTATACCTCCATCGGTACGGGACTTGGTCTGAAGGTGGCAGAGCAGACCCCCATAGCGCAGTCATACATTGCTTCGATGATTCCCCATTCGATTACGGAGTGGGCGGCAGTAGCCTCTATCCTTGGCGCACTGTCACTGGTGGCAAAAAACCTTTTTGAGATGTGGTGGAAAATTCGGGAGAGCAAAAAGAATGGCAGCACCGACAGCAAGTGAACTCGTCGCCGCCATGGCGTCAAGAGGCGTAACTATCACCACGGCAGATGCAACGGGAATCCTGTGTCTGGTGGCGAGCATCGCGGAGTGTCTTGAACTTAATTACCCTGACGATACATGCAGGCAGGATGCAATCCTGCTGTGGGCATCAATCCTGATTGCCTCAAATACTGCCGGGAGATATGTCACCAGCCACCATGCACCTTCTGGTGCGTCGCAGTCGTTTAGCTATGGCAGCAAGCCGTGGATGGCCCTTTATAATCAGATGAAGCTACTGGACACCGCCGACTGTACGGGTGATTTAGTGGAGGAGCCTGACGGAAGTGCAAAGCCATGGTTTCGGGTCGTTACCGGGAGTAAGTGCAGATGAAAACATTTAAAGACATGACACCAATGCAGCGCATTGCAGCTCTGCGTAAAACAGGTGTAAATCTCTTCCCTAATCTCACGAAGGAAGAAAAGATGGCCGTGCTGTATATCGAGAATGAATCTGCATTATCAGCAAAAATGAATAAGGTGGCGCCATGTCAGCAATAGCCAGGTGGACTTACACATATCCATGCACAATCTGGCGGCTTACTGGCAAGGATAAGTATGGTAAGCCAACATTCGCCGCGCCAGAGGCAATCATGTGTGATTATGGATTCGATAAAAATCTGACCACCGGAACTGCTGGCAATGAGATTGCACAGAAAAACACATTCTGGACGGAATACCAGAATGCATCTGTTGGCGACTTTATCATGCTTGGCACTATTAGCAATGCTGACCCGCTGGCAGCCGGAGCTGACCAGATTAGAAACGTGGTGAATTATGGTAATACACTAGGCCGCAATGACCTGCCTGATTTTGCGCTGGTAACGGGGTAATGTATGGCCGCCAAAATGCGAGGCATCCAGCAGGCGATTAAGCGCACTCAACAGATAGTCGGCGAGATTACTGGTGAGAAAGCTGTACGGACAATAAAAGCCGCCACCTACATCATCAGGACTGAATCGGCTTCCATGACGCCAGTGGCCACATCAGCTCTGATAAACAGCCAGTATGATACTGTTGAGGTTAATGGCACTCGCATAACTGGCAAGATTGGGTATGCCGCCAATTACGCCCTGTATGTCCATAATGCACCTGGTAAGCTGCTTGGCACGAATACGCCGCGCACAGGGAGACTCAAAGGAAAGGGTAACGTGTGGGACCCGAGCGGCGAGCCTAAATTCCTCCTCAAGGCTGGCGAAAACACACGCGAGCTTGTCGACCAGGTAATTAAAAAAGAGATGACGCTAAAATGAGAGATATGCTTGAACTTGTCGACCAGTACCTTAGCGATGCCGGTCTTTATGATGGGTGGACTTCTCAGCTTGAGTTCTGGAACGATACCGAAGTTGGCACCGACCGGTTTATGGTGCTGCAATCCAATGGCGGGACGAACGTAAGCAAAGGGCTCGGAGGCGATTACTATTTTTCGCTCTACGTTGTCGGCCAGCAGGGGCAGTACAACATCGAGGAGACAAAGGCAAAAGCGCTTGATGTCATCGCATACATCAAAGAGCATCCAGTTGATAGTTGTATTGGCATGATTCAGTTGCAGGCGCCGCTTGGTCGCCCTACGCTTACGACAGAGCAACGGCCTGTTTATGAATTGTTGCTGAGGGTTGTTTTTGGTGAGTGATGGTTCCCGCGACAGGATTCGAACCTGTAATCATCCAATTATGAGTCGGGTGCTTTAACCAGTTAAGCTAAACGGGAATTTGGTGCACCATACTGGGTTCGAACCAGTTACCGATTGCTTAGAAGGCAATTGCTCTATCCTGATGAGCTAATGGTGCATATGTTGTGATGGCCGGTGCTGATCTCCGGCTTGCTACCTGGATTGGCCGGGAGGGTGACGTCCCCGTATAGCTATCCCGAATTTTCGCGCATCAGCCTGCGCATTCACCACAACGGAAAGAGCACTACCGCACGGTTAAGCAACTTCCATCCGTCGCCCCGCAATGCTCTTGCCTGTTGTGTGCCCTGATTTATTAATCACATCTCAGGGCCGCAATGCGCCGAATTCATTGACAAGGAGTCGGAAGACCTTGCTGGTGTTTAGCCGTTAGGCTACTGCCAGATACATTTCTTCGTTTGCATTTATCTTTGTGGTCAGTTTCTAAAAACCCGCAAAGTCGCACCGAAAACTATCTGACATTTAATCTACACCACCAATCAAAACCTGTCAACATGATATAATGCGATTGTTTAGCTAAACACAGAGGATTCTAAACATGGCTATTTGTGCAAATGATAACGGCATCATCACAGGTCGCCAGTCGCTCATTGAGCTGGCTGATGGCTGCTGGGATGCTGTGCCAGCAGAGGAAGACTGGAAGTTTTTTGCTCCCATGACCTCAAAAGGCGTCGACTTCAGCCCAAGCACCACTACGTCAGAGGCTGATGATGGCGATGGCTTTGTTGCGACGCTGGTCACTACCGCAGACCTCACCATTTCTGGTGATTTCGAAGTTCGCAAGGCTGACAAGGCTGATGAGTATGGCGTACATAACCTCATCAAATACTTTGTCACCGAAGTAAAAGCTCGTCGCCAGCCGTCGCTGTGGGTTCGCCAGACCACCGGAAATACCGTTGTCGTGGCCTACTGCAACATCACCGCGCTAAGCTATGATGGCGGCACCAACGACATCATTACCGGCTCAGTTGAATTCAAGCCTTATGATGGCTCTACCGTTGACGTGTCCAGCATCGAAGATTTGACGCTGACTACTGATATCAGTGCAACCAAAAGCGTTGCTACTGGCGCCACTCTGACGCTCGGTCCGGTGGTTGCGGCTGGCGGTGTAGAGCCTTATACCTATCAGTGGTATAAAGGTACTTCGCCGATCAGCGGTGCAACGTCTGCCACGTACACCAAAGCTTCCGCAGCCACAGGTGATGCTGGCACGTACTTCTGCCGCGTGACAGACTCGGCAACCAGCCCTGATTACGTTGACTCCACTAACTGTGTTGTTACCGTTACGGCATAAAGAAAACCCCCGAAAGGGGGTTTATTTTTCACAGTTCAACGCCCATGATTGGCCTCATATACTGCTCTGGCAAATCCTCTCGGCGTTAGTGAACGAAGTTGCTTTGTGCGCTGAGACTTGCCGCCAAGCCACCTCCAGCCCCAGAACATCCCAATATTTATCGGCCCCGGCTTTTTCTCTGGCATTACAAACCCGCCACCTGCCCAAATGCAGGTCTTTTTTGTGTACCCGTCATAAGCTGGCATCTTCTGGTGAAAACTTTCCTCGCTGCCGTCCATGTAACCGCCATACTCATACGGGTCAAAGTAGTAATCCGGCTTGCGCCAGAGTGTTGACATTTTGCCCACTGGATTTTCTACCATCCAGGGAATTCCGTAACGCCCGGCGATTCGCTCGACAAGGCGGGCGCTATGCAGCGATGCCACCCCATTATGGCCATGCTTTGCACCGGACGCGGCGAATTCGGTGCAGTCAGGGAAGGCAAAGATGATACCTGGAGCTGGAACGCCCATGGTCCGCACGGCGCCATTAAACAGGTCATCAATCCAGATATTTATATAGTGGATATTGCTGTGCTTAACACGAATTGACTCGTATCCGCCATGATTCGCACCATCATAATTAAAGCAGTAGCATTCACGCCCTGCATCAGCCCACGGCTTAGCCATAATTCCAGACCCGTCAAAAAGTGACCATACAACCATCTTTAATCCTCCACCACTACGCCAATCTTAGCCAACAACAAAATCGCCTTTACGCGGGCCTCATCATAGGTAAACCCGCAATCAACATACAGGTCGATGTAAAATCTCAAATCAGCATCAGTCTCGTTCATGTGTCAAATCCTCAATCACTTTATGCTTTCAATCTACGTCAGTTTTGCACCCCCTGTCAATGGTATAATTACGGCATTGTGAAAACAGGATTCCATCATGAGACAACGCACACCGCTAACCGAAATCGGAGAGATGCGCATTTCTCTGGCAGATAAGGCATTTTTCTTCAAGCCTTCATTTGCGGCAATGAATAACCTCGGCACGCCTAAGGAGATTGTTGACCTGTATGCCACGCTCAACGGCTATGAGTACGCCACCATTCTTGGCTCGATTGAGTCGCTGCCTTATGGTGCTCAGATTCAGATAGCAAAAGCGCTATCACGTCCAGCGTATGGCAAGAAAGTGCTTAACGCTGCCTATCTGGTCATGCAGTCATGCTGCGAGGATGACATCACTATTTTGATTGGCGGGTGGAAGCCAACGGCAAGAGGGGTTAAGTACGTCCCCGGCGTGATGCCAGTCAACGACATTATTATTATTGCCAGAGGTCTGATTGAGCATGGCATCATTGGCCGCTCACCTCTCAAAGTTCCGCAGCGCTCAGAAAACCAAAAGCGCACAACCAGCGAACTGAGAATGTCGGATTACATCATCTCAGCTCGCACTCACTTCGGAATCACCCGCGAGGAAGCGGAAGACCTGACCATGACCGAGTATCAGCAGATGATAAAATCAAAATACCCGGAACCGGAAGGCATGACGCGCGAGCAGTATGATGCATCGTATGAGCGCGCCAGGCTGAACAAGCAGAAACTTAAAGAAAAAGCCGCCAGAAAGGCCGCTAAAGCAAAGGAGCGAAATAATGGCTGAAGAAGTTGGCGGTATTGTCTATGAAGTAGGCATGGAAGTATCCGGCCTCACTGCTGGCGCAAAACAGGCTGAGGACGCATTAAATAATATCGACAAATCAGCGCAGACGTCGTCCAAAAGCATGGATAAACTTGATGGCGCTGCATCATCATCTGGCAAAGAACTTTCAGCGCTGGCAAAGGTGGTCAGCTCAATTGATGCGACCCTGAAAGACATGGCGTCAGCATCAAAAACCGCAGCTACATCTGTTGAGGCAACAACCTCCAGCGCTGTAGGAGCAGAGCAGGTCATTGGTGCATTAAACCAACAACTGGCGCAGATGCAGCAGGCGCAGGTTTCCGCAAATGCTACTGGTCTTGCGCTCCAGAACTCAATTAATCAGGTCACTCAGGCTATTCGCGCCCTCGGCGCTCAGTCCACCGAAACTGGCGGATCGATATCTGGTATCGACAGGATGATTGAGTCACTTGGTAATCAGATAGCTATTCTTGATGAGCAGGCAGAAAAAGGTGCACGTAGCGCTGCCATTCTTGCCGCTCAGTTGCGTGCTGGCGACAGCGCCACAGATGCGCAAAAGGCAAAGATTGCTGAGCTAACTGGTCGCCTGTATGACATGAAAAATGGCACCGAGGCTGCCGGGAAGTCAACGGGAAACTTCAAAAACATCATGCAGCAGGGCGGCTATCAGATTCAGGACTTCATTGTTCAGGTTCAGGGTGGCCAGTCTGCGCTTGTGGCATTCAGTCAGCAAGGTTCGCAGCTGGCTTCTGTATTTAGTCCAGTAGCAGGCGCCGTGCTTACCATCGCAACGGTTATTGCTGGCTCACTGATAGCGTCACTCGGAAACGGTAAAAACGCCGTTGATTCACTGAAAGAAGCCATCGCGACCATGGATAGTGTCGTGTCGGTTTCATCTTCTGGTGTTGCTGTCTACACCGATAAATTCGCTCAACTTGCAAAAGCCAACTCAGCTGTGGCCACTCTGATGCGACAACAGGCGCAGCTTGAGTTGCAGGCCGCCCTGTCTAAAGTATCAGCAGAAGTCACGAAAGCATCAAGTGACTTTATCGGATTTGGCGATTCACTTGTCTCATCACTTGGCGGCGGATATGCCAGCGTGAAGCTGTTCAATGACTACATGTCACAGCTTAATATCACAACCAATAGCTGGACAGAGGCCATTAAGCAAGCGTCAGCAGCAGGTCAGGCCGGTCAGACGTCAATGAATGGCATGATTGCCACAGTGGGTGCGCTGGCTGGTAAATTCCAGCTCTCGGACCAGCAGGCTTTCGAATTTGCAAAGCAACTTTCTGATATCGCCAAAAACCCATCAGATGAAAAATTGCAGGCTCTGGTTGTCACCCTACAACGAGTCGGTGAAGGTACATCCAGTGGAGCGGCTACGGCCCGTGAATACGCAAAAAGATTGCTTGAGATTGCAACCAGCAGCGCTGACGCAACGCAGCGCCTACGACTGCTGAAGCAAATGACTGATGAGTTAACTGACTCTCAGGATAAGGCGTTGCAGCAGGCTAAGCAGACCCTTTTCATTGAGCGACAGACTGGCGTAGAGAAACAGAAGGCGCTCGCATGGCGTGATGCTGAGAATCAGGGGCTAAAAGCCGGGACTCAGGCATTTCGTGACTATTACAACGTTCGCCTGCAAACTTATCAGCAACAGGAGAAAAATGCACAAGCCCTGAAGGATGAGCGTAGCGCGCAAAGTGCGGCAAACTCAGAGGCAAAAAAAGCAGCCACAGAGCAGGAGAATATTGCCAATAAACTTGAGCAGCTTCGCCAGAAGTCACTGCTTACCGCTGAAAGTACAAGAGAGCTTAGCCGCGAACAGTCAATACTGGCTGCTCAGCAATCCCTTGGCAAGGGAGCCACTAAGGAGCAAATTAACCTTGCCGGGCAATATGCGGCTAAGGCATGGGATAATGCCAACGCACTCAAGGCTCAGGCAGAGGCGGAGAAAAAAAGAGCCGAAGCTGTCAATGGATTCGCTGCATTAAAATCGCAGACATCACCAATGTTTGCCGTTGAAACAAATTATCAGAAGGACTTAGCAGCGCTCAATGCTTACGCGGTAGCTTATCCACAAAAGATAGCGGAAGTTGAGCAGGCCAGAGCAGCAATTGAGGAACAATACCGCCAGCAGCGTCTTGATGCCATGTGGCAGGAGTGGAGCCAGCAGAATGCGGCTACGCAAGCAGCAGCTGCTGCATTTGATGCTTTTGGACAAACTGCAAGCAACGCATTAACTGGCGTCCTGACTGGATCGATGTCGCTCAGTGATGCGCTACGCTCTATTGGTTCCAACATCCTTAACAGCGTCATTAACTCATTCGTGCAGATGGGTGTTGAGTGGGCCAAATCCGCTATCATGGGTCAGGTTGGCATGACTGCCGCAACAGCAGCTACTGCCGCACAGGCGGCAGGTATAGCCGCTGCAATGGCTCCCGCTGCTGCAATGACCTCCCTTGCAACTGGTGGCGCTAACGCCATTCCCGCACAGGCTGGCATCACTGCAACCGTCGGCGTTGCTAAAGCCATGTCGGTAGCTGGAGCGCTTAAAAATGGCGGCCCTGCACAGGCTGGCTCAATGTATCGCGTCGGCGAGAACAACCTCCCTGAAATCTTCCAGGCCAGTAATGGTAATCAGTACATGATACCAGGGGACAACGGAAATGTTATCAGTAACAAAGACCTTACCGGCGGCGGTGGTATCATTATTTATAATAATGTAACGAATACCAGCAGCGGAGCAACGACCTCATCAACAGCAAGAGATAACGGTGACGGGTCTGTTACAATTGAGACTATCGTTGCCGATATCGAGGCTGGAGGGCCGATATCAAACGCGATTACCAGCCATACTACTGCAACCAGAAGGGCGACAGAGTAAACTATTTGACCCCGCTATTGCGGGGTTATTTTGTCTATCTCCATCATCAAGTCAGGAGTTCTAATCACCCACTCTGTACATCCATCAAAACCAGAAAGACCAGCCGCTTTAAATTTGCTGTGAAAGTGCGACTCTATTTTGGCAGCATTAAATCCAGTTGTTTTTATCATCTTGATGACATTGAATTGGAATGGGGTATTTTTTGTTAATCTTCTAATCCTTTCAATTTTGTTGTGCGTGACGCCAATTTTCACCACCCCCAAAGACACAGACTCAAGGAAGTAAACATATGCTTTTTTTGTTGTTCTTTTGAATCCGTATTCTGCGCAATACGGGCAACCCTGTCCATTAAGATGATTTGACGGTGCCTGCATGAAAACCCCATGCTCTTTGCAGGTGATGGCAACACTTTTGTTATCTGATGTATAATCAACAAGAGAGTAATCATATTTGTTACCATGAACGGTGGCTGCTTTTATTACAAACTCTATAGTATTTGATCTGATGCCTCCGCCGCAAAAATGACAGCCGTGCCCAACCAGATGCTTTTTTGGTGACTGCATGAAGTCACCGTGTATTGGGCAGCAAATAATCATCTTATTAGATCTGGTTTTGTACGTATCTTTTTTATATGAGTACCTTTCACCATGCACACTTATTGCTTTGCTAACGAAGTCATCGAAGCTCATCCTCCTTGAAGACGTAACTATATCCCTAGCGCAATAATTACACCCAAATCCATACATGTGGTTAGATGGCGTTTGCTCAAAATCACCATGCATTGGACAGGTGATAATTATCTTTTCCTTTGAGTTAACGTACACGGATTTATCATAAATGTATTTGTCACCATGTACCGCTTTAGCTTTGGCGATAAATTCTTCGGTAGTTAGCTTGCGCATCATTGAATCCTCGGTTAAAGGTGGTTTGAAGTGATGCAGCAGGCGATAACCAATCGCTTTTCGTCTGGCCGGACTAGCTGCACTGTGATTGTACCATCAACGTGCTAAAATACAACAATACAAAATGGAGACCGCCATGCCCATACCTTATCCTAGCTGGTTGCCTTTGGCGCAAAAATCCAGCAAAAACTTAACGTTTCAGACTCCTTTCAGAAAGGATACGCCAGCTGTTGGGGCGCCAATATTCCAGAAGTTAACAACTGATGTCTGTGCATCATGGAGCCTTACGTGGGTACTTACGCTCAGGCAGGAAAGAGCTTTTATTCAGTGGTTAAGAAGCAGCAGATACCTCAACCACTGTAATGAATGGTTCACGATGGATATCGACCTCGGCGGAAGTGGATTGCAGGAGCAGACGCTACACTTTACCGATTACCCCGTACAGACAAGCATCAATGGCGGAACCGTCACATGGACTGGAAATGTCATCTGCAAGACTCTCAATAACTCAATGGATGAGTTTGATGATGTTCTCGTTGAGCTTGATGAGAGATGGTATTCATGGCTTGATGAGGTCGTTAACCGAGACTTGCCGGAGTACCCATAATGCCAACATTACGTGAATACCAGTCAAAGCGCCCAAACTGGAAGCTATACGATACGATAACTTTTTATCATTCTTCATTTGGTTATGTCCGGCTAGTTGGCAATGAGTTTTCTGATATTGTACTTGGCGGTCAGACTTACCAGCCAGTGCGCATGGATGTAACCAGAAGCCAGCAATCAAACACGCCGGTAATCAATGCCACGCTGAAGTTTGCTCGACTGGCTAATGACTTTAAGCAATATTTAAAGTTATGGTCAGGTTCTGGACGCATTGAGCCTATCACTGCGCTATATCAGCGTTTTGATGAGACTGACAAAGATACCCCTTTGAAGCCATACACGCTTTATGTGAACGATGTGACTCTTGACCAGTCTGATGTGACGGTCTCCATCTCCATAAAAAACCCAATCAATGGCAACGTGGCAAAACTTTATGACATCACAGAATTCCCCGGATTGCGTACCGTTTGACGATTTTGAAAGGATGATGCTTGGCAAACCATACATCGATAGATGTTGTCACGTTGACGCGGTGGACTGCTGGGGTCTGGTGGTGCTGTTCTATCGCCTGTGTATGAATGTTAATGTTCATCATGATGATTCATATTCAAGCGGCGGTGATTTTGTCACGTGTTTCAATGGGGAAGTTTTATTCTGGAAAGACACTGATCAGCCAAAAACTGGTGATGTGGTGGTTGCCTATCGAGGGAGCCATCCGGTACACGTCGCGCTGTGGTGGGGTCGTGATAAAATACTGCATGCGCGAGAAAAAACGGCAGTCAAAACAGACCGCCTTAAAACACTCGAAAAATTATCAACAAAATTAAGGTTCCTGACTTATGCCGGTTATTCACATTCAGAAGATGCCAGGTGTTCCAAAAGAGACGGGCAATGTTCCTGCTGGCACCAATCTGTGGCGATGGCTGGAGAATTCCGGACTTCCGTCTGATATCAGGATTGCGCTGAATGGCCGCATGTTTGGCCCTGATGATGAATTGTCGATATCGTTAAAGCAAAACGATATTGTTAACATTTACTGTCAGCCTCGCGGCGCTATTGGCGACCTTATCAGTACGATACTCAAACCTGTAACTAAGGTGCTTTCTTTTCTGTTGCCAAAAGCATCAACACCGTCAACCAGCACTGGCGCGACGGTTGAATCACCCAACAACAGCCTGAAATCGCAGACCAATATCGCGCGCAACGGAGAAGCAAGGCCTGATAGCTTCGGTCAGATAAGGGCATTCCCTGATTTGATTCAGGAATCACTCTTTGAATACGTTGACGACCTGAAGTATGTCACTGAGTTCATGAATTTTGGCCTTGGTAAATACACCATTTCTTCGGTTCGCTATGCGGAAACTAACCTTGGTTCTCTGCCCGGAGCGACGCACGTCATCTACAATCCAGGTGATGTGATTGGACAAATCATTGAGCCTTACCAGTTCGACGGGCTTGATGGTCAGGAGGTGCCGGGGCTTAACGAGTCAGAAGATACCCCGATAGAGACAGCAACCACGACATCTGTTACCAGCGGAAATTACGCTGGCGGTCAGTTGCTAATGGTCATACCAAAAAACAGTGATTTTGATTACTTCATGGGGCTGTCTTTACCTCACTCCGTGTCGTTAACGATAAATATCACCTATAACTCGACATCCGGGCCAGTCACTGAAAATATTCAACTCAGCGGCAACATCATTTCGGCTGAGGAAACTGAGACAGGAGTCATTCCTGACATTCAGTATTTTTATAATTTCACCTTCAATAACCTGACCGGCGCAAATCTTGGCAACCTGACAGGCGCAACCATCAATAACACTTATTTCCAGATTGTGGACAATGAGGCGCTTGTTGTTGGCCCATATGTTGGAGCCGTGGAATCAACGCAGGTATGGGTTCACGTTCAGTCTGAGCTTGGGCCCACCAGCGGAACTGCGGATTATCTGATCAAGGTATGGGCGGTTGATGATAATGGGGATGCCATTCCCGGAACCGAGGAGCAGCTCGCAGACAGTATTGATAACCCATTCAATCAGACAACCAAAACCTATTATCGCACGTATAAGTTAACTCCTGCTTATGACCTGGCTAAGTATGCCATCAGCATTGAAAGGACAAACAACTCAAACTCTGGCAACCGAGTAACGTTGCAGGCGGCGCACGCCATCAACATCCGAGAGAATGTGGTTTATCCTGATGACACCCTTGTTAAAGTGACGGTGAAGGCCACGCTTCAGCCCACATCAGTTACTGAGCGCAAATATAATGCGCTGATTACCCGCTGGACTATCGGATATAACAGAACAACCGGGACAGTCGACTATACGTTAACGCCATCAAGAAGTTTTGCAGATTCAGTGCTGCATAACTGGCTTATTACTGCTGGTCAGCCTGAAAGCACCATTGACATAGGAAGGCTCTATGAAATAGCTGATGCGCTGCCTGATGAGCGTCTTGGGTATTTTGATTACACCTTTGACGATGAGGATAAGTCCATTGGTGAGCGAATACAGACCATCTGTGATGCGGCTCGCGTGACTGTGTTTTGGGATGATGGTGTTCTATCGTTTTCAAGAGATGAGCAAAAATCAACCCCTGAAACTGTGTTCAATACCAGAAACACGCAGGCTGATGGCTATAAAATGTCTTATGACATGACTTTGCCGGGGTCATATGATGGCGTAAGTGTTCAGTACCGCGACCCAAACACCAACAAACAGGCTTACGTTTATTATAAAGTTGGCACTTCTGGTATCGAACCGGGAGAGCCAACTAAGCCGAAAAAATTCGACATGCTATATGTTAGAAACCTGTACCAGGCAACAGACCGGGCCATGCTTGAGTGCAATCGCCTCATGTACTCACGTCGCGGAATGGAGATAAAAGCACTTGCTGATGGCGAGTGGGTCAATGTTGGCGATATGATTTCTGTTGTCGATATTTATGATTCGGTACAGCAAACAGGCGTTATCCGTTCAAGGTCTGGAAACGTATTTACCACTAGTGAACAGCTCACATCGGCAAGCGGCCTGTTTGTGGTTATCACTGGCGCCAATGGGAATGTATCAGAACGTCTGGCCTGCACTATTACCGGCTTGAACACGTTCGAGTGCGCATTACCATCTGACTTCGAGTTAAACATTTTTGACGGTATTAATGTTCAGTCAGAATCAAGATATGCCATCTCCACAGAGGTTGAGCTTGACTCAACGTTATGGACAGTCAGCCAGAAAACTCCAGGTACAGATGGCGCAGTGTCGCTCGCAGTAACTGAGTACAATGACGCAATGTACGCCTACACCAACCCTGTTGCGTGATACAATAGGACAATTAATGATTATGGAGATTGCAGCCGATGGCTACTACCCCAACTAACAATCCAATCCCTTCTGAAGACCCGCGTGACCTGAAATTTAACGCCGGAAAGATTGATGAAGAGGTTAACGGAAGTGCTGATTACTATACCGACCGCTTTGGTGTACAGAGGCTGACGAATACCGGCAGGAATAACCAGTTTCAGGACGCACAGAATCAGAGGGGGTCTGATTTTAATGAGCAAATAACCCAGCAGGCTGATGACTGGCTCAATCAATTCAATCAACAAAATGAAGATTTTCAGCAATTCCTCTTAAACTCTGGTTATCAGTTTTTAGGGGATTATGAAAATGGACCGTATACAATTACAGCTCGCAATCAGATTATTCGTTACCAGAATGAGTTTTGGCGCTTGAATGCGGCTACCAATCCACCATACACAACCACGGGTGTTAATAGTACGTCGTGGTCCATCGATGTTACGCATTTGGTAAGTGTTGGTGATGCCAATTTAAGGCAGGAATTATCATCAAAAACAACGCCAGGAACATCACTATCAGGACACAACCTGAACACTATAGCTACGACATTGAAAGAGTATCTGGATGGGCAAACAGATACGGTTTCACCTAAACTTTTTGGCGGAGTAAGTGGCTCCACAACAGCGGATAACACCGCTGCCGTTCAGGCAGCTGTGGCTTTCTGTAAAAACTTCAGGTACGGGTTAAATTTGCGTGGTGGGCCGTGGCGGATCACCAGCACCGTTGATTTCACCGGGATACTTACTATCGAATCCAACTGGTCTGGAAGGTTCCTCGTTGACTCGACGAACTTCACGGCGGCACATGCCGCAAACTATGTTTTAACATTTGGCAACCCGGACACCGATTACAGAAGCGATAGGGCGCAGCATGTCAATGTGACCGGTACGCTGGGAATCGTGTCAGACAACCGAACGAATCAGCTTAATGGTGTTTTCTTCAAGGGGTCTCATTTTATGGTCGATTATGTTCGAGTTCAAAGGCTTAACGGAACAGGTGTTATGCTGTCTGCTGTATGGGATAGTGTGTTCTCGTCTTTTTCGGTTGAGGAATGCGGAAACACATCGGCATATCAATTCCATATATCTTCCGGTGGTGACACGTCCAATTGCCTTAATATCGGACGAATTCAAAGTGAATCCGCGTACCATAAATGCCTGGCTATCGCGGCAATCCGATCCGTAATAAACGAAATACACGCGGAACGAACCGCAGTTTTAACTACTGATGACGGCACCACCGTTTTGGAGTCAGGATTAACGTATACTAACGTAACAATCACGTTGGGTACAGGTTCTGTAATTAATCAAATGATCCATGATTGCTTAACATCTGGTACCGCACCGGACGGCACCGCCATCGCGGCCACAAAATCATCTATGGTTCTCAATGTGGATTATTCAAAGGTAATAGGTGTTAATGCCAATGGGTCTGTAGTATCGACTTCGTTAGCACGCGACGCCAGTTTTGATACATGTCAGTTTCTAGACTGGTATTTTCTGTCATCAACAACGAACGTAATCGGCAATAATGTATCGAATCCTCGTATTCTTGGCACACTTTACCCATCTGTCGGAACCACTTTTATAGGAGGGCATTACAAATCCATTATGCCTCGCTATAACGCGCAATCTCTCACCTTCAACGGCCCAGCTTTTATAACCGATTTAGGTTTCCCTGCCAATATTGTCGGTGATATATTTTTCAATTACTGCCAATTCGACGTAACACTTAGCATTGGTGATACGAAAGCCCCTAGTGGGAATACAGGCTCATCAACGGTAGGGGAGGCGCGTTCACCGGTAACATTCAACCACTGCAACATCATGGGAAGTGTGGTTGGCAACTATAAAAGCCGGGCCGTAATTAATGGTGGCCGCGTGGGGACCGTTAATTTAGTATCACGCGCGGCGATCGAGCTGTATGACGTTAAAGGTGGGTCTTTTAACTATACTGGTGATAGGGGATTTATAACCAGAGGATGCCGTTTTGACGCGGTAGCGGCGTGGGATGTGCCTTCTCATATTAATTACCCTATCGGTACCTTAACCGAACGAATGGGCGCCGCCACCGGTGTGACGAATATCTACAGATGCTCTAACCAATCCACACCTACATGGGTAGCTATAGCATAAGGAACCAATATGAAAATAGTTGAGGCAGATGGTGAAGTGTTTATCAAAAATGAAAACAATGCTTTTATTGGTGGTAGATATGACAGCTTGGAGACAGCGCGGTATGTCCTATCCAACATCCCCGAGGGGGCGTTGGACGATCTATCTCTACTTGCCGCGTCAATGGGTGAGCGAGTCATAAGCATGGATGTTGTGGGGATATTTGCGGGCTAAATAAAAAGGGCCTTTCGGCCCTTTCTTCATCAAAACGGAATATCATCATCAAAATCCATCGGCGGCTCGTTTGCCGGTGGTTTTTGTGTGGTTGATGGTTGAATTCAAAAACTATCAATTTGTATGCTCTTATCATGAGGCTTTTTCAGGTGGTAATGCGTTGCTCTCCAGTCATTGAAGGCCATCATGGCCGCCTCCCACCCAAGGCATACGCACACAAAACAACCCGCATTTTTGCTTGCCTCAAGATATTCAAGTTGACCATCCTCCCATTCGCTAAGTGTATGATCTCTCCTCTTCATCTCAATGACAAGAGATGGATTGCCAGGGATTATGATATCTGAAGCTCCTTTGTTTAAAGCCCCCTTCTTTTTTAGGTTATTAACTTCGTGCGCTCTTCTCTTCCCTTCGTTTGGGATGTGGAGAACAAGACGCCCAAAACTGTCAGGATACATTTTCTTCAACTGATTTATGAATGTTACAAGCTCTGCATCTTCGACATGACATTTCTTGTCTCTGTGCGTCTTATCCCCATAAACCTTTACCCATTCAGGAAAAATCATAATTCACACCAGTACATACCTTTCACATTGTAATACTTGCTGCCTTTATCCTTTCTGAACATAATGGCAGTAGGATGTGTGGCATCTTCTCTTCTCGATAATGCCTCGTCTATCTCCAGCACCTCCCCAAAAGATTTAATACTGAAATCCTCCCACTCTCTTCTTTGCCATGTCTTTTCTGCCATAGGTTTAAAGAACTTGTTAACGAACCAAGGTGACTGCTCAATGGCAAACTTAACAACCAACATATCATCACCACTGCTTACATAGTGGCGGGTTATGCTCATCATTGTAACTTTTGATTGTTTGGTTGCATCTGGAGCAGAATCAAGCCTTGCCGCCTCTTCCTGTAGCTTCTGATTTGGATCAATAATCTCTGCTTTGCAGCTCACGCAGTTACGAGCAGCGATATCATTTTCAAAACCACAATCAGGGCATTCTTTAAATGACCATTTATACGTGCAACGACGCATTTCACGCAGCGCACCAACCATAATATAGTTCTTACAACGGCGCCCAAAGTGTCCTGGCATTGGCTTTTGTCCTTTCTTTTCGCCAGATTTATCATAAATGTCTACCATTATTCTGTCGCCAGCGAGATCAAGCCAATATCCTTCATCATCTATCTCAAGACCTTCTGGATTTTGGCGAACTCCAAATTCATTAACAAACCCGCATGATGGGCATTTTACATCCATTGGAACAGATGGTTTTTTTCGCGTTGCTTTAATCTCTGGAGTAAACAGATCTCCAGTCTCCGCAAAATGACGCTCGATATTCCCTGCATAATCACTGACAAGAAAGTTATCCTTTCCTTCATAGAGTCGTGTTCCGCGCCCGATTATCTGCTGATACAGGCGCGGAGACTCTGTGGCGCGCATTACAGCAATATGATCGCAATGTGGCACATCGACGCCAACCGTAAGGATATTCTGGTTGACAATGTATTTAAACTTCTGCGCCTTAAAATCTGATATAGCCTTGTTGCGCTCGGCAGTAGACATATCACCGAAAACATAGCTATAACTACCAGGAGGCAGAGATTCCATAATCTCCATGGCATGTTTTTTCGTACTGGCGAAAATCATAGTTCCACGGCGATTCGCTGAACGCCTGACGATATCCTCAACGATGCGAGAAGTCTTCCGGCCCTTGCCAACCATAGCGCGCTCTACTGACGCCGCTGTATAACGCCCAAGCCTATCCTTCTCAAGTCCAGAAGTATCATATTCCTCTTCTACATGCTCAGTAACAGGAGGTGTGAGATAGCCATTATCAATCAGGAATTTTGCCTCAAGCTCATAAACAACCTTATCGTAATATGGGTCAATGGCTGTCTCTTCGTCGGTTGGCCCATCAATATAGTGCTCTTTATAGATATAACCAGTACCAAGGCGATAAGGGGTAGCCGTCATGCCAATGATGCGCAGCTTTGGGTTGCGACGCCTCATCTCATCAATAATAAATTTAATGGTTGGCGTGATGCCATCGCACTCATCAATGATGACAGCGCCATATTTATCACCAAACATTTCAATGGAGTTTTTGATTGTTACAGGAGAGCCAAAAACAACAGGGTGACGCAAATTTTTAGGGCCAGCCTTGGCGCTAAACATGCTGGCAGGTTCGCCTGTCAGAAGATATTTAGAGCGATTCTGTGTCACAAGCTCCCCCGTAGGGGCAATGCACAGCACGCGTTTTTTACTCATCTCATAGATGCGCGCTGCAAGCTCTGCGACAACCATTGACTTACCCGCACCAGTAGGAAGAATTATTACGCATGATGAAATGGTGCTTCTAATATGAGCCATAGCCGCGTCAACTGCTTCCTGCTGATATGGTCTTAGCGTATATTTCATAAATCAAAGCCCTCACTCCATGCAACAACATGCTCGCACTGCTCAATATCAAACATACCAATGTGGCATTGCTCTTTGTAAATCCCCATGCTTTTCGCCAACGCGGTATAAGCAGCTCCGCGCGTCATCCTTCCTGACTTCCACAATGGGTCAAAAGAAGCATGTGCTTTGCTTTTTGCTTTTCGTAATTCAGCATTGGCTACACGTCCAAGCGGTCTTTTACCATCTCCATTTTTGTGGCATCCAACATATGCACCACATGAGTCGCAAAGATAAAAATTAAGTGATGCAAGGTCGGGTCTATGCGGATAAATTTCATTTCCTTTTGCCAGTCTTGTCGCAGTATTGCAATAATCACATTTTAATTCATACATAAATATTCCTTTAGAATAAAAAGGGCCACGAATGGCCCTTGGTTACTTATTTAAATCAAAATGGAATATCATCATCGAAGTCAACCGGAGGCTCTTCATCCTGCGGCTTTGCCGTTTGCTTTTGTTGCTTTGCTGCTGGAGCGGATTTAGTCTGCTGACGACCAAATACGCCAGCAACGTAGTTACCTGACTTCTGTTTGTCATCAGACTGCCATACGCGCAGAAGCAGAATCATCGGGCGATTAGCCAGCGCACTTGCGATAGCGAAATCAGTAGGCTCCTTTCCTGAAGCCATCAGCTTACCGCCAGCGTTAGCATCAATTGCTGCCAGCATGCTGATTGCATTATCGCGCTGTTTATCCTTCTGGCTGAAAACTTTCAGCTTCTGGAAGATGATGCGATTTTTGTAATCACCATCCAGAATGCGCCACTTCAGGTTAAAGAAGCGCTCGCCCTCCCATTCATCGTCCTTGCACTCTTCTACTGCTGCCAGCACGCGGGTGCCGTCAGGAATAACTTCGAAACCACCACCAGCCTCAAATTCAGATTTTGACTCAACTTCTTTACCGTCAGAAAGATTCCAGAATCCCATTTTTATGTCCTCTCGATTATTTGATGATCAGTTTTGGTTTTCCATCAGTGATGGCACAACCTTTAATTTCTGCACCAGCTTTCAGTGCGGCTTTCAGTGCGGAATTATCAGCCGACTTTTTCACAACAATGTATTCTTCTGGCAAGTCTTCTACCGGAATAAACACATCCAAAACAGGCGATGGCTTACCAAGCGTAATGCTGAAGAGCTTGCCTTTGATATTCGTTTTCCCAGATGCCAGCATGTTCTGACGAAGATAATCTTTAAGATTATCAACCTTCGCAGACAGAACACGCTTGCGCTCTGACAGACGGTCAATCTCAGCCTTCATGCCAGCCTCGTCCGCCTCAAGCTCGCGGATATATGCAGCCACCATTTCTGCTTTACCTTCGAACTCCTCCTCAATGAGGTTGATAGTGTCTTCAATCTGCTCGCGCGGAATATCTTCCATCGCAAGTAGTTCGTTAAGCTGTTTCGTTATTTCGTACAGATGCATAATACTTAATCTCTGTCAGAAGTGGATTTTCGCCTTTGTCAAACTGAATCTCAGGCTCAAGGTTGAATCGATTCTTCGCATTGACGTAACCAACACGGCCATCACCAGAGGTAACAAGCACACGCTGACCTGTCTGCACCACTTTACCGAACTTAGTTACCTGTCCCTTTTTATCGGTCTCAGTACCCTTCACGAACTCCTCATTGCGGATGTAAATTACCGCGTCACTCAGCGCAACGTAACCATCAATACTGGCCTCGTGCATGTTAAGCGTGTAAACGGTGTACTCGTCAGAATCCGGGCGGTTCTTCATCTTGCGAATACCGGCATGCGCCAGGTAGATAATGCTCATCCCTTTATTGGAGCGCAGATACTTGCATGCGTTGATAATTTCAGCATGCATCTCAGCTACAACGAGATAGCCTTTGTTGTAACCACCTGCTGCTGCGCCAACGTTATCTACCCCATAGTTTTCGCAAACCTCATGCTCAAACATGGCGTGGAGGCTGGTGATGGAATCGATAACCAGCGTTTTATAGTCATGCTCTTCTGTGATAAGAGCGCGCAACTGCGACAACAAGTCTTCTTTGGTGCTTGTTTTGCGCTTGGCATCAGCTCGCTTCAATACAGGGAATGAATCTGGTTTTGTTTCTTCTGACCAGTCATCAAAAACACCTGTAATTTCTTCAGCCTGGATGAATACTGGTTGCGGGAAAAGCGCTGCAAGTGTTGTCTTGCCAACTCCTGGCGTGCCAACCAGAGTGATGATTGGTGCTACTGGTTTTGGTTTTTGAATCATTGATAAGCTCATAATGTCCTCTCGATTAACTCAGCGTTTTGCTGGTGTGGCTAAAAGATACGTCAGGCATTTTGTAAATGCAACACCTTGACGAAAATATTTTTTGAAGTCATTATTACTGCATCAAAGCACAGGGGGAAAAATGAAAAGTATTGCAGAGCAGATTAAAGAAATGGAGTCCTGTCGTCTTGCTGAGTTGGTTGAGTATATGGGGGGACAGGCTTCGCTGGCGCGATTCCTTGGTGTTTCTCGTCAATCAGTAAACGAATGGGTGTCGCGCGGAAGAATCAGCGCCACAGCTGCTATAGAGGTTGAGCGGTTAACGTCAGGAAGATTCAAGAAAGAAGAGCTCCGTCCGGCAGTAACTCAGTGGAGAGTTAAATAATGATTGGTTTTAAAGACTACCATTCTGTTGGATTCCCTGTGATTGGGATTCACCCGATGGACCATGACAGAAAATGCACTTGCGAAAGGCCTGACTGCCAGGCCGCTGGAAAGCACCCAATCATGTCAAACTGGCAGCAAGGCATCATATGGGAAGATGATCAGCTTGAAAATATGCGCGAGTTTGGTCAACTAAATAGCTTTGGCGTCCTGGTTGATGGGTATCTTGTTATTGATATCGACCCACGAAATGGAGGTAATGAAGGGTACGAGGAACTTTGCTCATCTCTGGACATTGAGCTTGCTGATGAATCTGGTTTTGTTGTTAACACAGGTGGTGGTGGCAAGCACATTTATTATAAATTACCAGATGGAGTGAAGTTAAACTCACATGACAAACGCTTCAAAGGAATTGACTTTAAGTCGTCTGGCTTTGTTATTGGGTGCGGGTCATTCCACAAGTCAGGAAATTTCTATGAAGCCGAACATGGCGCGCCATCAAACATATCAGAACCACCATCTCAGCTTATTGAACTATTACAGCGCGCTGAGAGAGAGGAGTTTTCCCTTGGGGCTGACTCATTTTCTATGCAGGAATTGCAGGACATGCTTAACCACATTAACTGTGGAGAGGATTATGAGGACTGGATTCGCGTTGGTATGGCTATCCATGAAGCCACTGATGGTAACGGCTTTGAATTATGGGATGCGTGGTCGTCACGATTCTCAAAGTATGATCCTTCAGATATGGATTACCACTGGCATTCATACGGGAAAGGGCAAGGAGACAGAGTTACAGCAGCAACACTTGTGCATCTTGCTGAAGATGGTGGATGGGTTCGCTCAGTAACATTTGAGGCGTCGCCAGAAGAGATTGCATTGCTTGAGAAGTTTGAGAAAAAAATGGCGATGGGCGTTGGTGAATGCCCCGTCGATTACAAATCTGTTGATGTGCGATTTCCACCAGGATTCGTCGGCAAATTGACGGAATGGATTAACAGAAACTGCGCTGAGAAAAGGGAATACCTCGCAGCTCTGGCGGCCATCCACGCGGCATCAATCATCTGCGGCTCCTCTTCAGATATTTACCTTACCAATCGTAAGGCTGTACCAAATCTTTTTTCTATTGGCATCGCAGGGTCTGGCTCAGGAAAGGGTGACGTGCTTGCGGCTTTGCAAAAAATTATCGACTGCTCAGGTCTCAGCAAGACAGTGGCCGGTAAAATCCGTTCTGAAAGAGCCATATATGAGGGGCTGGCAGCTAATCAGATGTTTAACCTCATTATGGATGAGATTGGCATCAAACTCGGCAGCGTGGTTGGGCAAAAGGTCAGTGAGTACAACATGGCCACGGCTGGCGCACTGATGGAGTCTTACACCGCAGAAATACTGTACTGCGACCAGCGCATAACTGATGAATACGTCAAGCAGTTTGAAAAAAGGCTTGGTACTCTCATGATGATGATAGAAGAAAATGAGTTGCAGGCAGATCCTGTCGATATTAAGCGTCAGTTTGAAGATGTGATTAGTCGTATAGATGGTGCGATACGAAACCCTTTCTTTTCCATGTTTGGTGTATCCACGGATGACCAGTTCAAAAAACTCATTACCGAAGAGAACATAAAATCAGGACTCATGGGGCGCGCCATGATTATGCAGGAGCTTCAGGAAATCGCAGACGAAAACGAAGATGTGGAATACTGCGACCTGCCAATGCCTATGCAAATGACCATAAAAACAATAATAAATGGCACTACTGCTGGTTACAAAAACTGGACGGAATCAATCATAAGCAGCAAGGAAAGGCGAGCAATAAAGGCAACGCCAGAGGTGTCAGCCCTGGCAAAAGAGTTTTTTTCATGGCTCAAGATGATTGCCCGTCAGCACGTAGAAAATGGTACGGGTTATCAGCCATTGATTAACCGCTGTGCTGTGAAGGTGGCGAAGATAGCCGGAATTCTTGCCTGCGATACTGGCGTTATCACAATGGAGCATCTACGGTACGCCGTTGCGCTCACCATTAAATCAACAAGCGATTTAATGATGCGAGCTGACAGTTTGTCAGGTGCTAACTCCAAGAGCAACGACAGGCGCGTTGAGGGGCTTGAATCGCTTGTTCGTGAGTACGTCAAACGTGGTATGGCCCGTAAAGCGATCATCATTGGCGTGGCTAAGGATGGAAACTACAAACGAGCTGACTCTGAGCGCATGCTGGACAAGCTCATTGAAGACGGCGAGGTTGTAGAGGATAAAGAGGCTAAGCGCACAAGCAACCGGGCCATCATCTACAAACTAGTTAATGATGAGGTAAGCATATGATCCGCGTAATTCAGCAAAGCGATATTTTTGCATACAGCCAGTATGAGGCTGAATGCGAACCAGAGGCAGCGCTAAACATGATGACCGGGCGCAACCTCATGGAAGTCTACTATCATAGCGTGCCGGTGTTTCGTTGCAACATGGGGCATAGCATAGAGGATGATGTGTTTTTCTGCCGCATCAACTACAAAGGAAACACAGCATTCATCTCCCAGCCTTATCGTGATGTATCTAAGAAGTGCGGAAAGTGGACTCCTGATGAGCACTTCGCTGGCAACGCCGTGGCAAACTTCTGTGATGCGTTTGGCATTGACCGTGAGGAACTGAAGCGATACCTTGACGCAAGACGCAGTAGAGACAGTGCGGTTAATCCGTTTTAATGAAAAAGAAGAAGCCCACGAAAGTGGGCTTTTTTATGCAACAAGCATTGACATAAATTCAAAATATCATAAGATATAAAAAACAAACGGGATATTAGGATTTAAAGATGAAAGCAATCGAAGTTTCTTCAAAAATCGCAGCTATAGCGCTCAATACAAAAGACGAATCAACTAAAGCTGAATTGCTTAACCTGATAGTCATGATTTCATCAAAGATCGATGGCCTTACAAAAGGAGATGGAAAACCAATCAGCTTAAATCTTGAGCAAGAAATAGCATGCAGCATCATGGATGCGGTTCAGTTAAAAATGGAAAAAAAGGAAATGATATCCGCCGTATGCTCAGAAAATAAATGCACAAGGAGAGCTGTTGAGGAGGTTCTCAAAAAAATGATCAATGATGGAAGAATTGAGCAGGACAGGGAGGCAAGGGGAAAAAGCAACAGGTCGATAATCTACAAAGAATCATGACAGCAAGATCCACCGCAAGGTGGCTTTTTTCATCAATCATATTGACGATTGCGTAGCAAAGAGGTAACTTTATCTAAGTTAATGATTTAATTGATTTCTAACATCAACGCGACCTTAGAATGTCATTCAAAACGTCTTTAGGAAGCCATTGTTTTATAAGTGAAAAACAACAAAAATAGCTTCTAAAGTCTACTTTTTTACTACCCC